CAATTTTACAACTAACACAAGTTGGATTACAGTTTGACGAAAGCAAATCTAATAACCCGTTTGCTTACTTTACTGCCGCAGTTACTAACAGTTTTGTTCGTATCATTAATATTGAAAAACGAAATCAAAACATACGAGACGACTTACTAGAAATGAATGGTATGAATCCAAGTTACACTAGAATGGGTGCTGGAGACCATGCTAATGCTATGAAACGATTCGAAGATTCTGAAGGTTGATCTTTATCAATACTTTTGTTAAACTTAATCGATGGAGATCGAACTTTGAGTAACTTATTTAAAAAAGTAGCCTGCTTCACAGACATACACTTCGGGCTTAAATCTAATAGTCATACAAATAATCAAGATTGTGAGGATTTTGTAGACTGGTACATTGCTAAGGCTAAGGAGGAAGGATGTGATACAGGAATTTTTCTCGGTGATTGGCACCATAATCGTAATAGTCTTAATATCACTACTATGGACTATAGCCTTAGGGCCTTGGAAAAGCTCGGTCAGAGCTTTGATCAATTTTACTTTTTCCCTGGCAATCATGACTTATATTATAAGGACAAACGAGACATTCACTCTGTTGAGTTTGGGAAGTATATTCCTGGTATTACTGTTGTACATCATCCGATTACAGAAGGAAATGTCACGCTATGCCCGTGGCTCGTTGGAGAAGAATGGAAGCAAATAGGAAAAAAGAAAGCCAAGTATATCTTTGGACACTTTGAGCTTCCACACTTTTATATGAACGCTATGGTACAAATGCCGGACCATGGTGAGATACAATTAGATGCGTTTGATGGATACGATTTAGGTTTTAGCGGACACTTTCACAAACGCCAGAGTAAGAAAAATATGCACTATATCGGCAATGCGTTTCCGCATAACTATGCTGATGCGTGGGATGATGACCGTGGCATGATGGTGTTAGAGTGGGGCGGTAAACCTAAGTACATCAGTTGGGACGATGCTCCTAAGTTTAGAACATTAAAACTTAGCACACTCATTGACGATGCTGACAAGTTATTAAAATCCAAGATGCATTTGCGTGTGTCTTTGGACATTGACATTAGCTACGAAGAAGCTTCCTTCATTAAAGAAAAATTTGTAGCCGACTATGACATTAGGGAACTAACATTAATCCCTGAAAAGAAAGAAGTTGAGATTAACACGGATATTGACATACAGGCTTTTGAAAGTGTTGACCAAATTGTGTCCAACCAGCTTGTAAGTATTGAAAGCGATACTTACGATTCAAAAATCTTACTCAGTATCTATAATAGCCTATGATTAAATTAAAAGACTTAACAGTAAAGAATTTCATGAGCGTGGGTAATCAAACCCAAGCAGTTGACTTTAGCAAAGAAAATTTAACGCTAGTTTTAGGTGAGAATTTGGACCAAGGAGGTGACGATTCCGGTTCTCGAAACGGCACGGGGAAGACTACCATTGTTAATGCGTTGAGCTTTGCCTTATTTGGTAATGCGTTAACTAACATTAAAAAAGACAACTTGATTAATAAAATCAATAGTAAAAATATGTTAGTGACATTGAGCTTTGAGAAAGACGGTACTAGTTACAGAATTGAACGGGGTAGAAAACCTACGGTCATGAAATTCTTTGTTAACGACGAGGAACAAGCAGACGATTCTAACGACAGTCAGGGTGATATGCGTGAAACGCAAAAAGACATTGACGAATTGTTAGGCATGAGTCATGAGATGTTTAAACACATTGTTGCTTTAAACACATATACAGAGCCGTTCTTGAGCTTAAAAGCCAACGAACAACGAGAGATTATCGAGCAGTTACTTGGTATCACTATCCTTAGTGAAAAGTCTGAAGCTCTTAAAGAGTTGATTAGGCAAACTAAAGAAAAGATTACACAAGAAAGTGCTAACATTGAAGCTACTAAAAAGTCTAATGAAAAGATTCAATTAAGTATTGACGGATTGTTAACACGACAAAAAGCGTGGAACAAACAGCAACGCGAAGATTGTGAACGACTTGCTAATAGTATTGCCGAATTGCGTAGCGTAGACATTGATAAAGAGTTAGAGCAACACGCTAAACTCAAAGTGTACGACGAACAAGCGGCAAAAATTAAAAGTTTAAACAAAGAAAAAGCAACGCTGGAAACTGCGTTGATACAAGCCGATAAACAAGTTACAAAATATTCTAAAGAAGTAGAACAACTTAAGAATAAAACTTGTCCGGCTTGTGAGCAAGAACTTCACACGCACAAGCATGAAGAGCTTGCTGAAAAAGCAGAAAAGAATTTAGAAGATGCGTTCACATACTTACAAAGTTTAACCGATAGCTATGCTATTGTTACTCAAGAGTTAGAAGAAATAGGCGACATCAACGGTCGACCGCAAACTTACTACGACACATTTGAGGAAGCATTAAAGCATCAAAATAACTTAGCAAGTTTGGAAACAAATTTAGGTAACAGGCAAGTTGAGCAAGATCCGTATCAAGAACAAATTGACGAATTAAAGAATACTGCTATTCAAGAAATATCTTGGGATAACATTAATGTTATGAATAGCTTAAAAGAACACCAAGAGTTTTTGCTTAAACTGTTAACATCTAAAGACTCGTTTATCCGTAAAAAGATTATAGATCAAAACCTTGCGTACTTAAACAATCGTTTAACATACTACTTGGATAAAATGGGTCTACCTCATACAGTTAAATTCCAAAACGATTTATCTGTAGAAATTACACAGCTTGGACAAGACTTAGACTTTGATAACTTGTCACGCGGTGAGCGTAACAGACTTATCTTAGGCTTGTCATGGTCATTCCGTGATGTATGGGAAAGCCTATATCAGAATATTAACTTGTTGTTCATTGATGAACTTATCGATAACGGCTTAGATGCGTCAGGTGTTGAAAATGCGCTGGGCGTACTTAAGAAGATGGCTCGTGAGCGCAAAAAGAATGTTTACTTAATCAGTCACAAAGACGAATTAGTAGGACGAGTTAATAATGTGCTTAAGGTTATTAAGGAAAACGGATTTACAAGTTATTCTAATGATTTAGAAATTACTGAATAATGGAAGATGATACACATCGTAAATTCATGAGACTTGTCCAAGAATATTGGAAAGTAAACCAGCAGTGGGAAACAAGACAAACACATACTGCTGGCATGGAGGCACGACGATTGTTAAGCGAAATTAGAGACTTAGCAATTATTAGGCGCGAAGAAATACAACAAGTACGGGCACAAAAACCAAAAGTTAAATCACCAAAATATAAAAAGGCTCAAATCTTAAAGGCTCAAGGCGACGCAGATGCTACATAGTTGATGTCATGGTATTACAAAAATGAATTAGTGGAAGAAATCCCTGAAGAAATTATAGGGTTTGTCTACATCATCACTAACAACATCACTGGTCGCAAATACATAGGCAAAAAACTAGCAAAATTTGCAAAAACAACTTATAAAACTGTAAAGCTCAAAAACGGCAACAAGAAGCGCAAAAAAATTCGAGGCAAAATTGAATCAGACTGGCGCGAATACTATGGCTCAAACGACCAACTCAACGAAGACGTACAAAAACTAGGCGCAGAAAATTTCAAACGAGAAATACTTTATTACTGCACATCAAAGGCTGAATGTAGTTATATCGAGGCAAGAGAGCAATTCTCAAGGCGAGTATTAGAATCAGATGACTACTACAACGGACACATACAAGTTCGTGTACACGGCAATCACATTAAAGGCAAACAATTAAACGGTTAAAGCAAGTGCCAGCTAATTTCGGGCACCCAAATCCCTGGTGATGTCGCAGGGTAAGGAAATCTCTCGCCGTTAAAGAGTACTCAGCAACCATCCTTAACAGGACGATGATCGGATATGCCTAATTAACCGGTTTTGCTGTTTGAAAATATGTAGGAAAAGGCTAAATGAGGGTGAAGAACCCACGGCTGTACAAGTGATAGCGTATTTGTACAGGCCCGCCGTCGTGTAAGACGGAGCTCGAGGTACCGGACGACCGCCTCTGTAATGCTCTAACGCTGTGTGACATTGTGCAACTCAGATAATGTTAACTTTAGCCCGCCAGGGCTAAGTGTGACTGAACAATCTAGATAATATTTAAACTGCTTCGCAGTAAATTATAAAACAAAAAGTTCGAGCGCGAGCGAAGAACAGATGAACGTAGTTCATCTTTCACTAAATATAACATTATGAGAATTCACGAATTACTTTCAGAAGATGATCAGCTAAATGAAGTAGCTCCTATTATAGCAGGGCTTACTATAGCTGGTATTTTAGAAGCTATTAGTCTAGTTCTGACTGCTTGGAGTATCTATGACATATACAAATTCATAGGAAAATACAGCGAAGATCCAAGTAAAATTACTCAGGAAGAGTGGAACGATTTATGGATCGATCTGATTTTAATAGCAATACCTGGTGCCGCTAAATTAGGCAAACCTATGGTAGTTAAGATGTTACCAAAGTCAATTGTTGAAAAAGGTGGCAAATGGCTTAATACCAAAGTAATTGACTTAATTAAAAAGAAAGGTGGCGATGTTGCTAAAGCTGGTGAAAAAGCAGGTAAAGTAGCTACTAAAGAAATCAAGGTAGGAAAGTATACATTCCAAGTTACCAAAGCTGCCGAAGAAGCTGGCAAAAAGAAATTCTTAGGTTTAAGTCCAATATTACAAGATGTGTTAAAATGGGGTGTCACTGCTGAATTTGCTTTAAACTATTACACACAACTAGCTGAACTAGAAGATCAATATCAACGTTGTATTAACGGAGATAAAACAACAAAGTTGTTTGGCAATGCTACTCCACAAGAAGCATATGAACTTGCTAGTGAGCAAAGAAAGAAACTACTAGGCGAAGTAGTATTAGGTGTAGGATTAAGTTTTAAAGTTGCTAGTAGAGCCTTTGGACTACTAGGCAGTGTTGGAAAATGGGTAGGCACAACAATAGGCGGAGGCAAATGGACAGCAACTGGTCAAGTACTTGGTGCTGTTGGCGGTGCTCCTGGCAAAATTTTATCATGGGGTCTTAGTAAAATAGTCGAAGGGGGTCCTGTTAGAAATGCCGCCTTCCTGGCATTTTTACAAACTCCATGGGGTAAAGAGTTTTTAGAAAATTCTGTAGTTGAAGCATTTACATCTAATGTTGGTGGATTAACTGCGGCAACAATTGATTTAGGTATTAAAGGCCTAGAAGCCGCAGGTGTTACAGTACCTGATGCTGCCAAAACTAAAATACAAGATCCAAGTACAGACGCAGAAAAAGCAGCCGCTAGCGATCCAACTACAAACGTACAAAAATCTTCCAAAGGTACATTTATCAATGGAGTTCAAGTAGCTGATGAACGTGGATTCCAAACAGTTGGTGATAAAATGATGAATGATATCAGGGCAGATGCTGTTGCTTTAGGCAAGCCTGATCCTACTGTAGGCATCAAGAAAGATCCTAGTAAGAAATACGATTACTACGGTGTAAGTTAAATTATTGCCAATCGAGAATTCTTAGTAATCTCAATATTTTCTTTGACAATTTCATTGATAATTTTCCTATCTTCATAGGAATATACATGAAATAAATCGTACGATGTGACGCCGCCACGCATATACCAACTTAACCTAAAAATTTCATCTTTTAGTTGTTTAGTTTCTGCTTCCATCGAGTCCACATATTTCTCAATGGCGTCATTATCTAACGATAGAAGCCTTATTCGAAAAAATTAGACTGGTCCAGCGTTACTGTAAGTTTGTCCTCGTGCCCGCAACTTTCGCATTTAATTGGTTGTTTAGGCATATTCCATTCTTCTTTATTTTTATCCAACGCATCTTTAATAGCTATGTAAGCTTCACGTGGAATATTCTTTAAGAAGTCCAAAATAAATTCTTTATCTGTAACAATAGTTTCAGGAGTTTGTACACTTTCAACACTGGCAGTAAAGATTTCAGCTTGGATATCTGCTAGTCTAGCGTAGATACTATCTAAATGTTGCTGACGTTCTTCAACACTTACATCAACTAATTGCCCTAGCATCTTTTGTAATTTGAAGTTTTCAATGTTGAAATTAGTCATTTCTTCATATGTTAACGGTTTGAAGTTTATTGTAATTTCGCTATTAAAATTCAATCTAGTGTTGAATGTTACGCTGTTATAGTGCTCTAAAATAGAATTTAACGGGATTTCAAAATCGTTTTCTTCGCCGCAATTAGCACAATTAGCAGTAACATTCATACTATTGCCAAACGTAGCAATTCTAATAGCAACTAATAAAACATCTAAATCTAAGCTAGGTAAGTGTCTAGCATTTTTAATAAACGGACAGCAACTTTCAATTAATTTAACAGTGGCTTCACCGCTAAAAAGTGCGTCTGGAGTTTTCATAATGATTTCATCCATGCCAGTCATAGCAAAGACAGGCACGTTATTAGCATCTCCTTGGAAGTCACCTTCGGGATAAAACATACCTTTGCTAGGCAAGCTGACAAACACTTTAGGTTGTCTAAAATACTTTTGTAATGGATTAGAGCTCATATTTTGTTCCGATAAATATAATTAACCGTATTTATATACGCAGATTTTAGGGTAAAAATAATGGCCGGTGAAACGATTAATTTAAGTGACGAGTCGCTGAAAAAACTTGCTAGGATGATTGGATCTTCTGGAGGATCCCCTTCCTCTCCTACGACCAGCAGTTCTCCATCAGGGACTACAGGCGAAGCCGCCAAAGAAGCATTGAAAAAAACAGGTGAAGCAGCCGGTGAGTTTG